AACTTGTCACGCACGGACAACGAACTGCCGGTACCGACCGAGCGAAGTTCTGCGTCGATCAGCTTCTGCCATGACTGCTTGGTGCTGTTGTCGATGTTGTCGGCGGCCAGTACTCGGACCAGCGTTCCCATCACGTCCTTATAGATGCCCATGACTCAATCCCCCTTGTAAATCGAGCGGCCTGCGCCGCGGCTATTGCCCTGCTGGTATTCATCAACGATGCAACGTGTTGGGTTCTTGCCGACCAACTGACTGCGTTCGCGGCGAACCATCCGCCCGAGCTGAACCACTAGGTCTTCGATCAATAGAGGCTCCAACGTCTGGGCATGAACGAAGCCGGATGAGTGACAACCGATGCAGTCGAACTCATGAAGCAGTCCTTTGATCACCCCCTTTCCGGCACAGGATGGGCACTCGGTCATCGGTATCAAACTGCGGACCAAGGCAGGTCCATGCTGCTTTTTCATCATTTTTAAACCTCGCCTATGGTTGTTTCTTGAATGGCCTCGCAGGCCTTATGTTCTGCGGCTTCCGGGGCGTTACCAGAATCTCCCGATCTAAAGCCGGTCAACGCGTGAATACGTTTGAAGCCCTTCGCATCTAGATACGCGCACCACCGATCCAACGCCTCACGCTTGCGGCTCATCACGTCTGACTGGATGTACACCTTCACGTTGTGGCCCATGGCGTGGTTGATCAGCAGCTCACCGATCAGGTGGTCGACACCGATGTCTGCCCAGCCGGTGCGTGCCACCTTGCGCAGGTCATGACTGGTCCACTCGCCCTGCCCCAGTCGAGTGAACACGGCACTCGCCTGACCTTCACTGAGCGCCTTGCCGTTGCGTGATGGAAACAGGTACTGACCGGCATAGCCGCTCGCCCATTGGGTTTCGCGATAAGTCATCAGCATCTGGCGTACCTGGTCGGTCAGCGGCAGGTGATGCTCTACGCCGGTCTTGGTGTTCTCGGCCGGAATGAACCACTCGCGCTCGGCCAGGCTGATGTGCGACCACTGGGCCTGACGGGTCTCACCGATGCGGGTGCCGTGGCAGAGCATCATCAGGGCAAGCATGGCATCCGCCTGCGCGCTGGCCAGGGCATCCCGCAGCAGAGCAATCAGGTCTTGAAGCTGGGTCACCCGCAACCGGGAGGGCTTCACACCAACCTTGGCCTTGGAGAAGTCGCTGAATTTGACGTCCTTCATCGGGTTGGCCGCGATCAGCCGAAGCTTGAACGCCTGGCGGAATGCCAGGGCCAGCAGCTGGAACGCAGAACGCACGTAGTCGATACCGATGGATTCCTGCGCTGGCCACATGAACTGATCGTCGAGCGTGGCCTTGTCGATGGACGCCAACGGCACAGCGCCCAGCAGCGGCTTCAGGTGGCACTTGATCAGCGATGCGCCCGTCTTCTTGCGCTTGCTCGACAGACTACGGTCCCGGGCCATCCGATCGGCATACCAGTCCAGCAGCTCACCCGTCAGAACCCACTTAGACAGATTGGAGCCAGCACCGGCATCGAGGCGCAGGCGAATCGCCGGCAGCGCCGCGACCACCTGCTTGGTGTTGAGGTCAGGGAAGTTGCCGACGAGGTTCCATTTCCCCTTGAGCACCAGGTACCACGAAGCCCGGGCACGATCCTTGTTGAAGCGCAGGTAAAGGCCGCGATTGTCGGTGTCGCGCAGATCGCGCACTGCGCCGGCGGCTTGCCGTTTGATTTCGGCGTCGGACATCTTCACCGCGGCGGTGCTCATGCGGCCACCACGGTCGGTGCCATGCGCAGGTAGGCGCGGATCTGCTCCACCGCATCGAAGTGGCCCCGACACACCACGGCGAGATAACCCTGCTCGTTCAGCTTACGAATGCGCTCGTGCTGGCTGGCCGAGATAGCGGCATCGTTCGGTGGCGTAGCCTTGAACTCAACGTACAGGCCGAAGTAGCCGCCGCGCGCCATGGTCAGCACCAGATCAGGGATACCGGCCACCACGCCCTGCTGCTTCAGCCTTGCCGCAACGGCCTTGTGACGGTGCCCACCGTTTGGGACGTGATAGATCAGGTCTGCCACCTCGGGCATGCGGATGCGCAGCTCAGCGATGAGCGCGGCCTGCTCGAGGCCTTCGCGGTCGATTGACTTGGCGCGCACGGGCTTTTGCTTGAACAGCTTCGGAGCGGCAGGCGTCATTTGCGCTCACCTCGCGCAATCCGGTACCGGCGATCAAGACGGCGGCAGGCTTCGAGAGCGCCACCGGAGGTGATCAACATGAAGCCGAGCCACAGGTGGGTCAGGATTTCGTTCATACCTTTTCTCCAGTGACGACATCGATAACTTCGAAGGAGGTCGGCCACATCAGGCAGCCGAATTTCTGGGCGGCCGAGGGATGCTCGAACAAGGCCACAGCGCGATCAGGCTTGTCGGTGAGGTCCAACTTGTAGCCGCAGCAGTACACGGCGAAGCGGTACTCGGCGGGGTTGGTCGGTGCGAGGCGAGAGTCAGGCACGAGCAACACCTCCCGACCGCAGTGCGCGGAGCGCCGCCAACGCTTGATTGCCTACCTCGGGGGTGCGTTCAGGCGTTGGCCCGGCCAACTCTGCTACCGGTATGGGGCCGAGCAGCTCACCCATCCAGACCTTGCGAACCTGCTCCAGATACCGCTTTTCGAAGCTGATCAGGCCCAGCTCGCGGCTGAGCAGTGGCAGGCTGTTAAACCCGGCAGCGGCGGTTGCGTGGTAAACGGCCGGGTGAAACCACTTCGCGATGCCGTGCATCGTTGGATGACAGTTACGCAGGGCCTGTTTGTAAGCCGTCTCCACGCTCGGCAACGGCGGGCTGAGCATTTCCGGCGTCGGCACGCAGCCTTGAATGAACTTGCCGACGCTCGGGATGAAGTCGGACGGCTCGGCTCGGCAACGGATCAGGCCGAGGTCGATCTGCTCCTGGGTGCAGATGCCGTTCTCGATGAACGCCTTCAGCCAGGTAGCCTTCGATTCCATGTAGGCCTTCTTGTCTGGCCAGGCCTGACGCCATGCGGTGCGTATCGAACGCATCTCGCGGAAGAGCTGGTTGATCACCTTGCCGGTTTCGCGGGCCTGATCTTGCTGGGCCTGCACCGAAACCTCGGTGTCCGCTTCGATGAATTCGCCGTGGCGAACTTTGGTCATGGCCTGCGCCGCTACCGTGGAAACCATTTTCATTTGGCACCCCCATTCATCCATTCGGTGTCGGTATCGTCGAACTCATCTGTTTGTGCTGCAGCACCGGCGGTTCGGGTCCTGTCTCGCTTTGCCCACTTGACCAGTTCGAAGCACCAACCAGCAGCGCTCTGGACTGACGCTGGGCGGGCAACGTAGAAACCCATGAACGTTTCGAGCAGTTGGTCAGTGATGGCTTCGGCGGGGAGTCTGGCGATCGCAAGCTGGTCGGCCAGTGCCTTCTCGTTCGGAGTCCAAGCGGCGAACATGGCGAAGCGTTGGCGATCATCCAGTGCCTCGATAGCCGCCTGATCCTGTTCTGCAATCACATCGGCAATCGGCGGCCGCTGCTGCTGTTCGGTTCCTTGATGGTTAATTGATGTATTGGGTGCAGCCGCTGCACCCCGTTCTGTTCCAGGCTGCACCCCGTTCTGTTGTGAGTTGCACCCCGTTGCGTCATCTGCACCCCGTTTTGTACGGGGTGCAGGATTTGCACCCCGCAATAGTTGGAGGTCGTATACAACCGGGCGGCGGTCATGACGGTCGATGTGCACCGCGGCTATCGCCTGATTGCCCTTCTGGATCAATCCGGACTTCTCCAGGTCATCCAGCTTGTAACGGACGGTACGCTCGGACAGGCCGGTGTCTTGAGCCAACGTCGAAGCCGACGGGAACGCCCCTGCACCGTTCGAACCGGCGTAGTTGGCCAAGCACAGCAACACATGACGCGCGCTCGAGTCTTTGAGGGATTGGATGGGCAGAGAGAGCGCCCAGGACATTGCTTGAACGCTCACAGCGAGATTCCTTGAATTTGCTCAGCCAGCGTGACGATGCCCGAGCGGGTCACCATCACTTGCTCGACGACCTTGATGTCCTGCCCTTCCCCACCGCCTACCTTGACCAGCTTGTGCTTGAGCCAGCCGGTGTTCAGCCGCGGTTGGTACGCAACCCAACTCGAATGAGCGGTACGGCGATGAATCCAACGGTTCTGGTTGAGCCAGGCGAATAGATTGGTCGGGCGAATGCCGAGAAGCTGCGCGGCAGTGGTGATGCAGACGTCACCGTGGGATTTGGCCAGGCGCTGGAGCGCTTCGACCTTCGGAGCCTGCTCGGCGATTACCTGTTGAAGCTGGAGATTCTCTTCGGCTTGCAATGCGGCGAACCGCAGGGCTTCAGGAAGAGTTTGCGGGATCGTGACAACCTGTCGCGACACGTTTTCGAGTTCGTGCAAACGTGTCACGACACGATATCGAAGCGGCGCGCTGTACCCGGAAAGCAACGTAATGACCAGGTCCTGCCCGAGCACGTACTCGGTTTGCTGCCGGTTCAAACCATCGAGATAGATGCGTCCAAAAGTGGACGCATCGAAACCCAGGTCGCCAAGCATGCGCTTCGTGTCGCGTATGACGTGTTGGTGCTGCTTGCCGGTGAGATCGGCGATCTCTCGGCTCGACATGGTGACCGTATTGCTTGGAGCGACGATCGTGTTCATAATGGCCCCTCAAGTGTTTTATCGTTTTGAAAGAGCCGGGTTGCAGCCCGGCTTTTTTGTGCCTGAAATTCAGGCCGCTTTAACCGAGCTTTCAAGCACGTTCAGGCTTCCGCGCACATGACCTATTTCAGTGAGAATGTCGGTCTTCTCATTCGACGAAACATGCTGATCGTCCAGCGCTTCGTGCACAGCGATAGTCAGGTCTGCGACTTCTTTGCCGACGTGGATCAGCGAGGCGGTCAAGGCTTTTGGCTCTGGCGCCACCTTCGCAACCAACTCAAAACCGAATTGATCAGCCAGGGTTATCAGCGGACGCATGTCGCCGGTGTGCAGCAGGATCCCGAACAGATGCTCGATCGTCAGGTGGTGCGCGGCGTTGTCCGGGTTCGAGCGCTGAAGCAGGCTCACGTGCGCCATGCACATTTTCCCCGCCAGCTCCTCTGCCCCACTTTCCTTGACGGTGGTGTGACAAGCCCTCAAGAAATCTTCCATTCGTAAAACCTCAAATTTGTTTCCGTTGAGCCCTTGCAGGGCTTAAGCGATCATTTGTTCAGCGAGTTAGGCGGCCGTATCGTTGAGCGCTTGGGCCGGGTCGTCTTTACGCCGAGCAACTAGCGCGCCGCCTGACTCTTTCTCCAGAACGCACTGCATTGGGTAAGAAAACCCGCCCGCTGTACGGCATTGCGATACCCGGCTACCAGTCACGCGAAGGGCGTCCCCGATAGCGCGGCCGGTGCGGAAATGTTTCAGGGCTTCGTCGTAGGTCATGGGTTTGTCTCCATTGTCTTCGTCGAGTTTAGAGTTCTTAACAATGCAAGGCAAGTTATCTAAACAATGAATTGTTTAGAATCCTAAATATGGAATTCAAAGATCGCGTGACCGCGCGCATGAGGGAGCTGAACCTCAGCGCTACAGACATCAGCAAGCTGACTGGCGTGTCAAAGGCCACGGTCAGCTTTTGGGTGAGCGGAACAAACGGTGCAAAGGGTAAAAACTTGCTTTCCCTGGCACGCGCACTTGATTGCTCGCCTGACTGGTTATCGGAAGGCACCGGCTCGCCAGGCGTTTCCTCGTCCGAAAGCCGATTGGATTCCGGAGCATCTGCCGCTGACATGGTTAAGCAGATGCTCGCAAAACAAGGCAAGTCTCTACCCGAGGCTGCGCGTCAACGCTTGCTTGCGGCGGCTGAGGCCGACGATGGCGGTGGTGTAATCGATCTCGACCATCACCGACCCGGCGTTGTAGGAGACGAGGTATGGATCGCGCATTACGACGTCCGTGCGGCAATGGGTGGCGGGCAGATCCCTCACGACTACCCTGAGATGTTTCAGGACGTGCGCGTTAGTCCCCAGCACCTGCGCGAGATGGGTGTCGAGTTCAAAGAGCATTTCCATCTGAAGATGGTGACAGGCTGGGGGCAATCGATGGCGCCCACGATCAAACACCGCGACCCGCTCCTGGTCGATGTCAGTGTTCGCGAGTTCGCCGGCGATGGGATCTACATGTTCTCTTGGGAGGGCCATCTCTACATCAAGCGCCTTCAGTGGATTGGCGATGATCAGATAAAGATGATTTCTGATAACGAAAGGCATCAGCCGCAGACGATCAGGGCGGACGAGACTTACATCCACGCCAGGGTGCTGCTGGTGTGGAATGCACACCTGGTTTAATTCCGCGGAAGTCGTGCAATGCTGCTTTTAAGCATCTCCCAAAATTTTCAAATGGCGGCCGGATATGGATAATTTAATAATCCCCTACGATGAAGCTGTACGGTTCTTTACCAATGTCACAAAAGTCGGGAGTTGCCCGATGTGCGGTACGGATGGCTGGTCAATCTCTATAGACGGTGAAAATACAAGATTATGTTACCTCCAGCCTTCTGGATCTCTTCATCATGGAAAGCCGGGGTTCGACCTCGTTGTGGATTGCGCCAACTGCGGTTTTCTAAGGGTGCATAGGGCGAACACCATAAAGCGCTGGCTTGATGAAAATCCCAGCGCTAAGGGGTCAGAGTAATTGAGCTTTCAGCCAATCGTTGTTACAGAGGAAAACTCCTCGAGTTTCACTAAAGGTGACGAGAATTCTCCCATACCTCATACTGCTGCCATGACAGACATTACTCGCGAAGAACTCAATGCCAGACTCGAAAATCAACAACTGAAGGTTGACGCGCGCCTCAAGGAATTCGAGGGTAAGGTCACTGATGGCCTAACTCAGATGAACCATAGCCTCCAGTTGCTCGATAAGGATCTCGCAGGCGTGCGCGGTCTGAAGGGTACGATAATCCTCAACTCCATTCTGTCGGTGATCGCCATTGTCGGAATCGTGATCGCTGTGATGTCCTATGGAGTCGCCAACTTTGATTCTGGTCGTGATACATCAGCGGCGATCCAGGATATGAAGCAGCAGTCACTGGAAACCAGGGCTCTGCTTGAGCAGATCAAGGCGCATCAGACCCCGAAGCAATAGATACTGCACCACCAAAAGCCCGGCCACTGCGCCGGGCTTTTTAGTGCATTTCAGAAAGGCGCGGGCTCCTCGACTGGCTCGCAAACCTCAACCGGCCGATCCTCCACCGCACTCGCCTCCCACTTCAGCGTCACCGACTCATCGTCGTTGAACGTCATGTCTATGCCATCTGTCTCGCTTAAAAGACCCATCACCTCCTCCCATTCCCGATTGCCGTCATCGTCTAGGCGATGGATCGTCACCCAGCGCTGAATCTGCGCTACGGGGTGATTGATCATCGACGATACGCGCAGGCCAAGGCGCTCAATTCCGCTTATCTCATGCCGCACTGCCGGCTTTTCTGTCTTCTTTGCCTTCGCCATTTCCCGCCTCCGCATGCTGTATGTATATCCAGTTATAGCAGAGCATACGCCAGCATTTTTTAAATCGTAAGTCTTGATTTTTCCAATTTGGCGAGACGGAATTTCACGGATTTTGTTAAGTTTTCTTAAAATAAGTATTGACGTAATCTGTTTAGTTTTCTAAATTACATCCATCGCAGCGAACACAGATGCTGCGCAAACCACCGCTCTTTAACAGCCTGAAGACGAACCCTGATTGCGATCAGGGAACAACAACGCAACACGGCGCGCTTCCGTGTCCGGTAACTCGGCACGCAAGGTCCGCCGCTGATTGACAGCATCACTTCTGCACCTTGGCGACAGGGTGCAGCGGGATGCGGACGAAACCCCGGCTTATACCGGCCACCTGCATGCAACAAACCAGAGAACGGCGAGCGCCCGCCAAGATGCCAACGGCGCGCATCAGAGGATGACCATCATGAAATAGACCAAACCCAGAAGATCACTGCATCTGTGAAAGGCCCGAACGTCCACGGGCCTTTCTTTTGCCCAGCGTTTATTCGTGAGCACTCTCCCCTGCGCTCAACGGCAACCAGCAGACCGGCCGAGAGCTGACGAATATCCGCAACCCACAGCAAGGAATCGTCATGAACCAGACCATTCGCCAAAAACAAGCGGTCCTGCAGGTGTTGCGGGCCCGTCTCTCGATGTCTACTTCGGAGATGTACCAGATGATCGGTCGCGAAGAGCCAGTGCGGGAACCTCGCTACAACGTCGTGCCGCTGGGCAAGAACAAGTTCGACGTGATCGAACGATCCACCGGCCTCTCCCGCGGCGCCCGTGACGGTCACGGCATGGCCTGCGATTTCGCGAAGCAGCTCGAGCAGAACGCCGACTTCTTCGAAGAGGTCCGGGTTTCCACCAGGCGCTTCGGTCGATCCCTTCTGCGCTGGACCATCGGCGCTGCCGTGATGCTGGTTGTGTTCGCCTACTTCGGAGCGCAGCCATGATCGGCGTACCAATGCCCAACCCGCGAGACTCGATCATCGAGGACCTGAACCAGAAGCTGGAACAGTTCTTCGGGTCCGGCAAGACCGTGCAGCAGATCGCCCGGGGCGTCAGTGCCGATGCCCCGGCTTTCGGTACCACCACCCACGGCAACAAGCTGCGTGCCGAGCGGGACAAGATCGCGCCCAAGCTGAAGGAACTGGCTGAGGCCGGGACACCAATCGCCAAAGCGGCGAAAGAATGCGGCATGGAAGCCAAGCGCGCCCGTCTGATCGCCCGCGAAAACGGATTCAAGTTCACTTCATGAAGCGGCTCAGCAACCAGGTGCGCCAGCGCCGACGACAGACATGGCTGGATCTACCGGCCCACGGAATTGAAGAGGAAGGCCATGGCCAAAAGCAATGCGGATTTGCAGAAGGACAAGCGCGCCAAGGAGAAAGCTCTACTGGATCGGATCGGCGCCGAGAAGCGCACGCTGATTGTGTCGAAAGCGCTCGCTGATGCACTTCAGGTGCTGGGCGAGCGCCATGACTTCGAGGAATGGCAGGAGACTGTGTCTACCCTCCTGATCAACCTCGCCGCCGCAACGGCCTGTGAGTCCGGGCAATTCTCCAGCATGTCGCGACCTGAAATCATCGTGTCTGAAAAGTGGTCGCGACAGCTTGAAGAGTTCGCCAAGACTGGCATTGAAGCCTGACCCCCTTCCTTGTGGATGATTTTTAGGGGGAGTTGCGAGTGAGCTAGATACTCAATTCATTCCGACTCATCAGAAGCATTCGGTGCAAATGCCGCTTGGCCAAACATATTAAGGTCATGCCTAAAAGCTGCGATCGTTCCAGAAGAGGCTACACGCTCTGGATTTTTGGCTAACGATTTTTCGATAATTGCTTGTTGGCCGGGACTGATCTTTCTATACAGTTCGGAGACTTCTTTTGCTTTGCCGAATACGTAATCCCCGAAGCCTGCGGGCCAATGATAACTCTGCGGGTGAATGCGCCCTCCACTTAAAGCCACGCGACTGGCCCTCATAAGTCTCGATTCATTGTGACCAGCGAGCCCAAGAACAATAAATTTTGGAAGCTTCGTATACACCATAATTTGCCCATTTCCGATTAATACATCCATATGCATATTCCGAAGAAAATAACGGTTTATATTTTCCGGAGCGTTCGCATTGGTACTACTGATCGCATCTAAGGGATATAAGTGTTGCTCATAGACACCAAGGTTGTTTGTCTTCCCGAGCATAAAAGATGCTAGGCCTTGCAAAATACCAATTTCCCTCTCATCGGCGACCTGGTCTGATCTAGGGTTCATATGGCGAATGTAGCTCAACGTACGCCAACTTAGCGAAGCACAAAACTTTGCAAGCCAATCTCCGTAGTTTGCAATATCGACCCCATCCCTTACAAATGGATAGAATATTCTATTCGCAAACTCACGCTCCCAACCAGAGAACAATTGTTCGCAAACTTCACACAACCAATAGTCCTTAGCAATATCCTGCGCTCTTTTGTTTATATTTTGGTTGAGCCGAATATAGCCAGTCGCCGAAGAGTCTTTTACCCACTTTCCTACAAATTTAGGAATAAAGTGGCTGAGTTTAAGCTCTCCGATTGCGCCGCATAATTTGCATTCACCCTCCACCATTTACTCACCCTCCCATCCTATTAGTCACCAGCACTTCTAATACCCCACTTCAACGAATCACGCGACACGCCTGATGACCGCCTTGATCATTTGCGGATTTTACCCACCAATTCGGCAAGCTTGTCTAAGCCATCGAACGTAGAGGGTATCGCGCTTTCATCATTAACTATGCCACTGAAAACAACCTGCTCAAAACGCTCCAGCAGCCCTTTGCTACCCTCGGGGGCACCTTTTGAATATTCCGCATAACTCTGCACAAATTGGCAAAGCGTCATCCGTAGATCAATTTGAAGTAGCTGAGCTTTGATAGAACGAAAGTTTTGGAGTGCCACTCTAAAAAAATAGAGAAGAAGCAATTCCAAACCAGCCAGAGCGGCAAGACCAATTAAGTCTGGTTCTATTTTTACTGGCGCATTGATCAAACTTGCAAACTTTACAACAACGGGAAGAAGCAACAGAACGCCAAGCACAAGAAGAAAGAAAAAATTCCACCGTCTCTCAGAAACCTTTGTAGTTTTTAGACTTTTGAAACCTGCGTAGAGCCCGACAAAATTGAACGCTGTTTCATACGTTTCAAGCTTTTCAGCTAAAGCGTTTACTCTAGTCTCCCTATCGATGATGGATTTTTCAGCATTCTCCCGTTCTATTTCTGAACGTTGAATAACCTCCGGTAGATTCTTCAAGGATGCCAGACTTGGGTGATACAAGTAATGTTGAACAACATTAATCAACATCTGATGCCCAGCATATCTAACCTGAGTAGCCGCCGCACTATATTCAAAATCGGATACACGAGTCAGAATCGACAAGAGCTCGTTTGAAATCTGATGAGGACTGCTAAGCTGATACTCGATAACAAAGCGGTAGCAGTAAGCAAAAAGATGCTCGGCATCTTCCTCGCCCAAATGAAGATTTGCCACTTCATCCATGAATATATCGCCTAAGGCAGCAATATTCATAATGCATCTTTCATCAAAGCTTTCTGGATCACTGTGAATGTGAAAAAGCGTGACCCCAATAAACTCAAGCAGAAACTTATGCTTAGGCTTATCGCTATCTCTTATTGAATCCAACCCACCCCGAATCTTGCTCATGATATTAGATAAGATTTGCCTGTTACGATCAGTGGCGAAATAGCTTGTGATTGGACTACTCATATTCCCTCCCATCCCCGAAAGGCTAAATATACCGCCGAGGTATCCCCATGCCCACAGAAAACAAACTCGCTTTGAAGCGCCAGCGCGTCGAACACGTCAACCAGGCGATCCGGATCATCGGCGCCCACGGCCGGCGTTTCTTCTTCAACCAGGTAGCTGATCGTTACGCCAGCATGGAGGTCGATCAGCGGGGCAAGGTCTGGTTCATCGACGATTACAGCGCCCGACGGATCTTCACGCACAAAACAAACTGGGGTGGCCGGTGGCGTGGCTTCAGCCATGGGGGCACGCTCCGCGCTGTGGTTGAGGCCTTTCGCGATTACATCTGTACTGGGGAACCGATGCACCCTGGCTATCTCGGACCGGAGCGGTTCAACGACAGCAACATCTGGGGTTACGACGAGGAGGGTATGAAGGCTGTGCGCGAGCAGGCCGGCGCCCTTCCCGTCTTTCGCCAGCCAGTGGCGGAGGTCGCATGAAGCGTATCTACCTCAGCGGGCCAATGACCGGCCTGCCCGAACTCAACTTCCCCGCCTTCGCCGCAATGACCGCTAGTCTGCGCGCCGACGGCCACACCGTTACCAACCCCGCCGAGATCAATCCTGACGGCGGCTCTTGGCACGACTGCATGCGCCGCGACATCGCCGCACTTATGGACTGCGACACAGTGGCCACGCTACCGGGCTGGGAGCATTCAAAGGGCGCGCGCCTCGAAGTGCTGATCGCCGAACGCCTCGGCATGACGGTTGTGAATGCCCATGACCTAGTATCTATGGAGATTGCAGGCATAGAAATCTGAAATCCTTAACCTAGCAAGGATACGAGGTGTTCATAAATAATATCCCCATACCCCCAAATAATCGTACCAAGAACAGAAACAGCCATGCACCACCAATTAAGCCATTTAATTACTTCCGTCAAATCATCAGCTATCGGCGCGAATACAGTATTTTTGTTTGCGGCCTCGGCGTAAAGCAAATGATATGGCATAACCACATAGTCCAATCGATATTTTGCGAAAACACCAAAAAAAGTGACTATAGCACCAGCACGCATAAACACATCTGATGAAGATCGGCCAGGGAGAAACCAAACACCAGAATATGAGAGAAATATAGCAGCGATTGCAATCATACATAGATAAAAAACCAGTGACAGCTGGTACCCGAGATTAGGATCAACACCTTTCACCTTCCAACCTAGAAACTTTATCGGCAGCGCCATAAGTAATTTCAACAACACTTTAATAACCCACATACAAAACCCTCGTCTTTTTATAAAAGTAGCAGTCACATTTATTGCTCAGCCGCAAAAGTATCCCATGCATTTAGTAAAAGGAGAGATAGTCATGCCTGAAGAAACTGTTTTGCCTGTCACCTCGGCTGGCATTGAGTACGCCTACTCCAACAATGGCGAGGACTGGACTGCGGACTGGTGTTCGTTCCTGAGCCAAAACGACGACCTCGCCGTAGGTGATGAGTGCCAGCGCGGCGAAATCCACTATGCAGATCCAGCAGAGTTCGTCGATTCGGACGCAGTGATCGACGCCATGGCAAACAACGCAGCGTCGAGTGACCTCGGCGAATGGGCAGACGATTTCCCGGATGTCAGCGCCGAAGCCAAACAGGAACTTGAAGACCTACTCGATGCCTGGTCGCGCAAGAACTGCGACTGCACCTTTTACCGAGTCAAGAACATCGAGACGTTCGTGATCGCCGCGGAGGATCTGGATCAGGCCAAGGTGACGCCATGATCGCCCTCGCCTGGTTCGCCTACGTGTACTGCTACAAGGGGCCGAGTTTTTGATCTTCCACTGCGCCTTTGAGCTCTGGAATATTAGCCATCCACTTGAGCGTCAAGTCATATAGGACAGTCGAAAGAAGTCTGCTTTCCTCAATAACGTCATCACATAGCTGACCAATTTGTCGGCGTTGCTCATCGGTGGCGTGGACGCCTGGCCAGCCTGTTTCTTCAACTATCCGATGAATAACTCTGTGACGTTTTTCAATGAGAGCGCTTATTCGATCTTCAAGCTCCTGTGATGGAACCGCTTCGGATATTTTATTCAACAAAGCTTTTACCGGTTGCTTAAAGGCAGCATCCATCTTCGCCGGAACAATATCTTCAATCGTCCTGACGTCTGGTTGCATGAACGCAAATCTAGCGGCCATGACGAAGATTTTCTCGAATAACTGCGAACTCACCGTCGCCATTCCGATTGCTTTGTATAGCTCGGAGTTTTCTTCGTTTTCCATCAGCTACCCCTTCGTCTACGTATTACCTGAAACGCCTAGTTTAAAAACTTCAACCACCTTACCCCAACCAGCCTGCCGGTGTACGGCGGGCGAGGATCACTCATGTCCGCATTAAACCGCTTCCATGAAACCGCGAGCGATGCACTGGAGAAGATCAGCGCCAGCTTGCCCGCCGGCGCGAAAATCTGCTTGGCCATCTACACCCCCGAAAAGCCAGAGCTCGACATCGTCCTTCAAGACAAAGGCTTGAGCCTCGACGAGGTGGTCTCAACCTTGCGGCGCCACGGCCTGAGTATCGACGGCGACAACGCCTACAAGCGCGTCCTGTGTGACTCGATTGTCGGCGCGATGTTGTTCGGCGCGCAGAACAGCAACCCACCACCACCAGGGCAGTGGCAGCAACGCTTTTGGGACATTGCCCGAGGCGAAGCCGAGGCCCGCGAAGAAATGGTCGCCGCGCTGAAACTCACTCGGGAGAACCTGCGCGCCTGCCAAGCAACCATCCATCTGTGCGGCGGGTTCGACCCGGCCTATGTGAACGACGCCCAGGCAGCGATGAAGATCGCAGATGCCGCGCTCGCCAAGTTCGCCCATTAACCACCTTCTGCCGCCACGCGCGGCATGGAGCACCCAATGAAACGAGAGCTGATCAAGATCAGTGAGTTCCAGCGCCGGCGCTGGGGCGAGAACGGCACCCCGCAATGCCCGCAGGCCATCCGCAACCACATTCGTAACGGCGTGGTACCCGGCGAGCAGATCGGGAAACTCTGGTACGTTGACTGGACAGCATTCAATCGCTCGGACGGCAACGACCTGGTGGCGATGGTATTGAAAGGAGCTGCATGATGGTCCCACGGCCGCGCAACAAGGCGAACAAGAGCCTCCCGCAGAACCTGTATTTCGATTCGCGGCGCTCGACTTATCGCTACCGGCGGCCTACCGACGGTAAGTGGTTCCAATTTGGCAGCGACCGAATCAAGGCGATTGATGCCGCAAAGCAGTTGAACCTGGAATTCATGCGCGGCTCTGACCTGATCGGCGCTGTGATGGGCAGCTCATCAGAATCATTTGCGGGTTTCCTCGATACCTACGAACGAGACGTCCTCCCACCCCGAGAGCTGGCCAAAGGAACGCTCGGCCTTTACGCCGTGCACTTCCGGCGTTTCCGTAAGCAGTTCGAGGGAAAGGCCGTCGATCAAATCACCATTCGCATGGTCGCGGAGATGCTGGACGCGCTCACCCCGCGCACGGCGAACCAGTGCCGGGCGCTGCTGATCGACATCTTCAATCACGCAGCGTCCAAAGGACTGTGCCCGGACAACCCGGCGGCCAGCACCATCAACCGGATCGAGAAGAAGCAGCGCAAACGCCACACGGTTGAAGGACTGAAGGCCATCCGGGAGAAGTCGCCGGCTTGGCTGCAGAACGCAATCGACCTGGCGTTGATCACCGCCCAGCGCCGGACAGACATCCTCGATATGCGTTTTGATGGCAGTCGGGAGG